TAGAATTCATGCAACGTTGCCCTGATACCAGGTCAGGAACCCAAGAAACAACGTTCTATGTATCCGTTGATGAAGGAATTGCATATACGGTTGAAGAATGGGAAAAACTGCCAAGTAGTAAAAGAACAGAGTATGAACCTACTAAAGCATTAGAGCACTGTAACAAATGTCCATTGCTACCTTGGTGTCGAGGCGATGCGAAGAATCAAAAATCAACTTCTCCGATGTTAAAGTCAGTACCTGAAATAGCCCAGAAGGTTTTATCTGAAGGTCCAGATTGGACATCGGCTCAGTTGTTTAATCTTAAACCATCTGTTGAAGGTATTATCTTTAAAGAATATGAAGAGAAAACACATGTAAAAACTTGGAATCAAATGTATAAGATACTAACTGGAAAGGAGTTTCCAGGAGTATGCGATCATGATATGTTTGTACGTATGGCTCAAAAAATGGGTCTATCGTTTTATGCTGGTATGGACTTTGGTTGGCATAACCCAAACACTGTTGTAATTCTGTGCGTAGATAACCGAGAAAATGTTTATGTAATTCGGTGTGATGGTATTACGTATCGATCGCACCCTGAGTGGATTGCTTACGTTGCTCGCAAATACCATCCTATTTATAGGACGTCACTATACTTCCCTGACCCTGCTGATCCCGGTGATATTGTTGAAATGCAGAAGGCGGGCTTACCGACCCATACAAATGTAGATAAAGGAAACGTTAGTACTGGTATTCAAGTTATTAAAAAGTGGTTAAGAGCTCCTATGACTGCAGAACCTAAAATTTTCTTTGCTGCAGAGACTTGTCAACCTATAATGAAGGAATTCCAACTTTATCACTATAAGACGAACTCAGCTGGTCAAATTACAGAAGATCCAGATACTGAAAATGATCACTGGCTAGATGCCTTACGATATATCTTTCAGTCACTTTTCGGTAAGACTCAAATTATCATGAGCACTGGAGCTGATATCGATATGACTAAGGTTGTCACACCTTCTGGTGCCTTGTTAAAGATACCAACAGCTGAAGAATATGCTAAAATATACAATATACCTTTCAACAACGAAGTTAATATCGATAACTTAGGTAAAATTGGACGTCTATCGGAATTAGAAGAACCAGAACAAGAGACACAAGGTGATGGAGGTTTTTGTTGGGTTCTATAGATTACTAAACCGTAGATATATCTTGTAGAATAGATTTGCCTAATATTAATAGATATTGTTTCAGGAGAATAATATGGGATGGCTGGACGACCTTAAAAAATCTATAGTTGAGTCTGTCAAAGATGATGTGTCAAAAATGACATGGTCCGAAGCAGAAACACCTACTAAAGACGCGAAACAAGAAGATAAACCAGAACTTATACAAAGTAAAGCAATTCTCACTGATCCTTACTATGACCAAACAAGTAGCGGATTTTTCTTAACTAAAGGTAAGACTAATCGTGTTTCTAATAAAACACTACGGGATATAACTATCCGTGACTGGTTGGTTAATACTATTCTTCAGATTCGTGGCGATACTGTCTTGCGTTTCTCACGTCCACAAGATAAAAAGTATGACATGGGTTTTAGGTTTCTGAAAACTGATAACTCAGAAATTTCAGATGACGACAAAAAAAATATCCAGATACTTCAGACCTTTATTTGTAACTGTGGAAGAACAGAGGGAACCCCAAAAGGTGAAGAGATGGGGTTTGGTGATTGTGTTAAGTTATTGACAGCTGATGCCTTAACTTTTGGACATGTAGCTATAGAAAAAGTTTTAACACGAGCAGGTTCACTACACCGCTTCCGTCCATTGACAGCAGAAACCGTCTATCGTGTCAATCCTACGATTAACCGCGATGTTATGTCTGAACAGATTAAAACTGCTAATACACAATATAAGAAAAAACGATCAGACAATGATCCTATCGGTGATGGTCAACTTAATGAACCACCAATTGAATACTACAAATATGTACAGATGTCTGTAGATGGTAGAACTCTAGCTGCATTTGGCGATGAAGATTTAGTATTCAAAATTTTCAACCCAAAGAACTTTCCAGATTCAAATGGTTATTCTGTATCTATGGTTGAACAAGCAGTAATTATGATTACCAACCATCTAAATGTAGAAGCCTATAACTCAAACTACTTTACCCATGGTTATGCTGCTCGTGGTATTCTGCATCTTAAAGGGACAGTGACACAAAACTCGTTGGCATCATTTAGAAGACAATTTTATAACACTATTTCTGGTTCTAACAATGCATGGCGTACCCCTATTGTTTCAGGATTAGATGAAGTTCAATGGATTCCAATGAGTGGTAGTGCTCGTGAAATGGAGTATATTAACTTTAACAGTCACATCATGCGCTCTATTTGTTCCCAATTTCAAATCGATCCTATCGAAGTTGGTTTAGATTATCTAACTTCAGCGAATGGTCGTGGTGCAGCAACTGCGAAAGAATCTGGTCAATTTAAGATTACTTACTCTAGAGAACGTGGATTGATACCAATCTTAATGTTTATAGAAGACCTTATTAATAACGATATTGTTCCTATGCTTGATCCTGCTTTAGCACAAAAATATAAATTTAAGTTTTTAGGTTACACTGATGAAACAGCTCAGACAGATCTAGCGCTACGTCAAGGTCAAATGACAACCTTTGCATCGATGAATGATTTACTTCGTTGGGAAGAAAAGAAAGAAATCAATCATCCAACTGCTACATTACCTCTCAATCAAGCATTCTGGCAAATGGTTGAGAAAAATATGACACGCGGTGAAATACGTGAAACCTTTTTTGGTGATAAGGGTGCATCTGCAAGACCAGAATTACAATATATACCAGCTGATCCAATGTTTGTATCATGGCAGCAAATGCTTATGACTATTAAAAATATGAAAAAGCAAGAAGTTGCACAAGAGCAACAGATGCAACAACAACAGCAACAGATGGAACAGCAGCAACAGATGGAACAGCAGAAAGATTCACGCGAACAAGAAGCACATGATCATGAGATAGCTCAAACACGTGGTCAAAATGCTAGACTTGCTGTCGCTGCTGGCCAAAGTCCTAAATCCTTACAAGATATTGCTAAAGAAGCCGGTGCAACGGGTTCCACCAATGTTGGTGGTAAAGTCCTCGCTAATCCTATCAATGCAATAACTAAAGACGGCAAAGAATAACACTACTTTCTCGTTTGATTTTGTATAAAATATATGTAAATATATCTATAAAATTAAACGAGGTAAGTTATGACTTGGATTATATGTGAAGGTTTAGATCGAACTGGGAAGACTACTGTAGCAGAATTATATAAGTCACAAGGGTACGAGATAGTACATTTATCAGCACCAAGTAAGAAATTCACTCAACCAGGTTATAGTGGTCCAAGTTATCTAGATGAGATGCTTGAACTATACATTTCTAAATCAGGTAAGGATGTTTTTTGGGATCGTTCTGTTTATGGCGAATTAATCTGGAGTCAAATTTACGGTCGTAATCCTCAATTATCTGAAGAAGATTTTGAAATTTTAAAAGAAATAGAACAACAAAACAATACAGAATATGTGTTAATGCACGATCCAAATACAGAAGATCATTGGAACCGATGTGTCCAAAATAAAGAGCCACTTACTAAGGTACAGTTTATCCAGGCTGGAAGACTATATAATCAAGCATTAGTAGTTCAACGTGGTTTTATAAAACATACACTACCTGATTACGTAAAACAATCAGAACCTAAAGAAGTTGAATCAACTATTATTGTTGAAAAAACTCACGAAGTAGTCGAAGAAAGTAAACAACCAGAACTTAAAAAAGTTGAAGTTACACCAGAACAAAAACGCTTAATACAAGCTAATGTTATTAATGATGTTCTATCCTCTAGAATTATTAAGAAAAAAGGTGACTTCTATGACACGATAGAAGGTAAAATACGAAATTTCTTAAATAATGAACTATCAACCTTGATAGGTATGAAGAGCTCAGATAAATCTGAATTATCATCAGATGAGATTCTATTTCTAAAAACTCTTATTAAACAAGCTCAAAAGAAAACAAAATAATTTAGATTGGAGGGCTTAAGGTGAAAGGTACCTTTCAGGTGGGTGACATAGTTACCGTAAGTAATATATTAGGCATATATGATATGAGAGTTGTTGATGTGTGGTGTGATGCTGAACCATTTTATCTTTTACTAACCGATATAGAAGGAACAACGGCCAAGACTAATCCAATCTCAGCATATGACTGTAAACTGAAACATCGTCCA